AAGAATCAACAATTCTAGGATTGATACAAGCCCAAGAATCATCTGCTGTACCCATAACAAATACTCTCTCAAAGACACCACATTGATTAGCAGATAGACCAATACCACTATACAACTTCATTGTCATACGCAAACGCTTTGATAACAATGTCATTGATGGATTTGGTAAAGGTAAATTGTACTCAGGTATTGGCATAGCCAACATAGGATGATTTTCATCAAACAAAGGCAACGGTTCTACTGTTGGTTCTACCAAGCCTGCCAGTTTTTCGGTATTAATTGTAAATACTTCACTCATTTTATCATCACCCAATCTTCAGCGCAATCTTCAGCGTCATTTATTTTATCAAAAAATACAGCCTCATTATAGTCTGTTAATGCTGCATAAAGCAAGACCATGTACTTACTATTGCCTGACTGTGTAATGTATACCTGACTAGACTTGTTTTCTTTTCCGTCGGCATACTCACTCAATTTCCTAAACTCACTCATTTCATTATCCTTGAAAAGTTTTTAACTTTCTCAAAACGAATTACTGACCTAAACTTATCTTGCAGTATATCACCTTTGTGAGAAATAACAAACACATTAGTACCTTCTAACATTTGCAAAATCGTCATTAGATATTCAGTACCATTAGCATCTAATGAAGAATCAAACACTTCATCTAAAATCAAAAGATTGGTGTTGGCTGAATTCTTTAACTTAGCAACTGCACGCCAGCTAAACAATAAAGCCAAATCAATCTTCTGTTTCTCACCTTCACTAAAACTAGCATATGTAAAATCGTCTCTGTGCCTAGACTTGATTGTTTCTTTAAATGATTCATCAAGGTTAAAGTTAACAAAGAAATCAAATGATGCAAGATACTTGTTTACCAACTTGTTGATGATTGGCAGGTACTGTTTAATAATCTTGGTTTTAATACCAGTATCTTTCAATAGTCCTGCTGCGGCATCATAGTAAACTCTCTCATCAATCAAGGCCTTCAATTCCTCTTTCAATGACTCTAGTTTTAATTCCAGTTCTTTCAATTCAGATGAAGAATCTTCGGTGTTTGCCCCAGTAACTTTAAGTTCAGCAATCATCTTCTCAAGCTTCTTAATATACTTATTAGTCTCTGTAATAGATGTATTGTTTGTTGCAATCTTAATTTGAAGTGCCTGTATTTTCTTCTGTACCTCAGAAATCACATTAAGTTTAGTTTGTTCTTCTAGGAGTTTTTCTTCTAACTTACTCAGTCCATGATTACACTCACCAATCTTTAAAGATAATGAATGTAATTCCTCTTCCTTAAACCCCAAGGCAATGGTCTGCCGACACGTTGGACAATTATCATTGTCTTGAAAGAAACTGATATCTCTTTGAAATTTGGATAAGTTGCTTTCAATCTGAGATTCAAGTTTCGTAAGCTTCTTGACTTTAGATTCTGTCTCAGTTTTAGATGCAATTGCCAATTGGTGCCGCTCGACTTCGGCCGTATAGGACTCAATCTCTCCTGATAGGGCGGATATAACACTATTACTGCTGTTGATATCGTTGCCGTATTCAACAATCTTCTCATCATTGTTTTGTTTAAGTTCATCAATATGCTTCTTCTGTAATTCGTATTTTTGTTCACTCAACTCAATTTCATATTTCTTTGAAGTGGTCAATTCTTTATTGTTTAGATTTTTATCTTTAAGGATGTTATTCATTGCTGAGAAAATTTGAATGTCCAATAAATCTTCAATGATTTCTCTACGATCACCCGGCTTTAATTGCATGAATGGTGTAAATGATGCTGAACCAAGAATAACAATCTGTGTGAACGATTTATAGTTTAACTTCAAAATAAACTTTTCAAGATATTCTTGGTAATCACGGACTGCGGCTTCTTGATTAATCATCACACCGTCACACCAGATTTCAAACACAGCAGGTTTAATACCACGCACAATCTTATATGATTTATTACCAGTATCAAACTCAACTTCAACGATACAATCTTTACCATTAATGCTGTTCAACAGTTGCGGTTTATTGACTGCACGAAATGGTTTGCCAAACAAGGCAAAACACAACGCATCAAGCATCGTAGATTTACCTGCACCGTTAGAACCAACAATTAGGGTGTTAGGTGACTTATCAAATTGTAATTCAGTAAAATAGTTACCAGTAGAAAGAAAATTCTTCCATCTAATTTTTCGGAATAGTATCATTCAGTTTCCGTGTTCAAAGCTTCAACATAAAGTTCTTTCATTAAAGTCTTTAGTTTATCATTATTCACATTCAAAGTGAGGTTATCAATATACTTAGATAAGATTGTCATCGTATCTTCTGCCTGGTCTATCAACTCTTGGTCATCATCTAAGGCAACATCAGTAAAGTCCTCAACGATTGATATATCAGCAACACCTGCCTTATACAGGTTATCAATCACATTATCAAATAGGTAAGGGTTCTGTTTGTTCAGCACCACAACCTTAACAAAGGTATCTTTCAAATTGTTAAAGTCATAGTTCTTCCAATGTTCAAAGTCCTGAGCACCATCATCATAGTTTAGCTTGTAGAACATACGATTTGGGTTAGGTACAAATGTCAACTCTCTTGTCTCAGTATCAAACACATGAAACCCACGTTGGTCATTGTAATCTGCCCATGTGATTTCGTATTGGTTACCAAGATAGAAGATTGAACCATCGTTGGACTTGTGATGGAAGTGACCAGAAAGAACCATATCGAATCTATTAAACAAACTCTTCTCTAGACCTGTGTGACAGATATTTCCTCTATCCATCTCAAACCCTGCAATCTCAAAATGCCCAAATACGATTTGTGATTTGGTGTTCTCTAAGAAATCTAAGGTCTGTTCATAGTTGCTAGAATTAATCCAAGGCACCAAAGCCACTTTTGTACCTGCATATTCCATTTCAACTGGATCAATAAACACATTGATGTTTTCATAACGGTCAAACAACTCATGCATGGCATTAATTTCATTAGTGTTCTTGTAAGTAACATCATGGTTACCAACAATAACATCCATATTGATGCCCTCTCTTTCAAGCACATCAAAGAACCTTTTTCGCCAGGAATTCAAAGTGACAAAGTTGATATATTTTCTACGGTCAACAACATCACCTAAGTGGCAAATCTGTGTGATGTTATGTTCTTTCAAATAAGGAAAGAATGTACCTTCCCAAAACTTAAAGAAGTATTCATTGAATCTTGGGTCATCACCTCTTGCACCGGCGTGCGTATCATTTATCAGGGCTATTTTCATCGTGAATAATATCAATATCTTCAATTATAGGAATTGGTTCATCGAGAAATTTCTCAAGGCCTTTCAACTTTGTTTTCTTTTTGTTTTCTTTTGCTGACTCAAATGTCTCAATAAACTCAGCAATATTATCATACATTTGGAATTGTTGCATTTTGCCATGCTCATCTTCATACATTTCACCTTCATTGAGCAATCCAAATTGTTGTGTTGCCTTATACTTGACATACAATTGTTTCTTCTCCTTGGTAATTCTACGGAGAAAAGCAAAGTAAATAATTTGGGTGAAGTATGCGAAAGGATTCTTCGACTTAGATGGATCAAAATTACGGAAGTATTGAATACAATTTTCAATACCATCACAAATCATTTCATCACGAAACGAATATGATATGAAGTTTGGCTTGCGTGAAAGGTGTTCTGCAATTTTCAAGAAACATTCACCAACATAATTTGGTATAGGTGGATCTTCTTTGCCATTTTCTTTAGCTAATGCACACCTTTCATGGTAATCAACTAATGCAATTAAGAAATCGCCATTGTTGACATAATGTTTCTTGCTCATAATTTATCCAACTCACTTTTAACTCTATCTAATAATATTAAAACTCTTATCTTATAACCAAAACCTAACAAGCCTGCTTTCTCACCATGTTCATATGGTGGTACTTTACCAAGACTTGTATACTGTTCTGATGTTAGATCAATGATGACACCATTCTTGTCAACTACCCACCAATGGTAAATTGAACCATCAAAACCTCGGTACATATGTATAGCTTTAGGACCAAAGAGTTTGTATAAACATCCTGCAGCTGTATGGCAATGACCAAATGTTGGGTTGCGAGAGTTGCGTTCTCGCCATTTCTTTGCAATCAAATCGGGTGTCAAGTTCTTTCGTATGAGCTTGGAGACCAAATCTAAATTTTTATCATTATATTCTAACATAGTGTTATTATATCACCTTTCCATAATAAAGCAAGCTTTTTAGGAACTTAACACCATCATTGCCTCAATGACTGGTTGACAACTGATATCATGGCGGTGTTGTTGTTTCAGAGTTAAATAAGAACCAGTAACCAATTAGTGTAATGTCCTTTTCTTAGTATCCTGTTGATACTCTTCCAATTCTAACATCGCAGCTTCTTCATCTTCTTCTGTAATGTCATCATCATCTAACTCATCCAAACCATCTTCGTTATTGTACAGGTCTTGTTCAACTTCAATAACGGTACTATTATAATATTCAATAAGTTGAGCTTTTGGTTCGAACACCGTGAGAACATCTTGCGAAAACAATCTGGCAGTTGTGTTTTCTACCAACTCAAGTGGTAACCAAGGACTCATCATCATAACTGCTTTACCTGTAGGCAATCTCTTAAACATCAAAGTCATTGGATTGGTAAGTAATATGGTACTACCCTCTGCATCTTCCATATAATCAGCAATGATATCTTCACCACTTTGTAACCTTACAATCTTTATGTTATCCATTTTTCAGCTCGATGTTGTAAAACTTATAGTTAAACTTCTCTTCATCGTACATTTTAACACGTTCTATAAAATGTTTCAAAGTGTAATTGGTAAATTTGCCAATTCTAAAATCATCAGATATATCAAACAAAACTGCTTCTTCTTTATCGTCACCTAATCTTAAACCTCGCCCAATGGATTGTAGATTGCGAACCTTAGATTTGGAGGGACTTGCAAATACAATATTGTGTAGGTTTCGAATGTTAACTCCAGTTGAGAAAGTACCATAAGAAGCCACAATAATAGCATCTTTTTCTTTTTCAGTAATAGAGCGGATAGATTCACGAACTTCAACATCGGTACCTCCGTATACAAAAAACACTTGTCTATTCTTCGTATGTTGTTTAATTAGTGCGTGTAAATCTCTACCGTGTTTCTCTACAAACTGAAATAATATAAGTGTATTACCTTTCAATGACAAAGTTAAATTTTTGATGAATTCATTTCTAGCAGAATTCATTACTATATATTCTATTTCTTGATTGTAGTCC